GCGACTAGCGTGGATGAACGCGCTGTAGCTTGGGTTGCTTGTCGGAATCATTAACTTCTCCTCGGTTGAAATACATACGCTCTAGTTTGTCAAGCTTTTTAGACACTTGGTCTAGTAATCTTTCCAGTTCCTCGACACGAAGTGCTGAGGCGGGGGTCTGTCGCATCCTAACTCCTCCATAATTTGTTCACGCTGCTCGTCGGTGTACCGTGACCAGCGTACGATTTGCTCCTTGGTTCTGCCACAGCCAGTGCATCTGTCCCCCATCAGCTCACACTCGCTGCGACACGGTGACTTCACAGCGCCTCCTCCTCAGGCGGCGTGTACTCAGACAAGCGGCCAGTGTCAGCGTTGTACAGCAGGTGCCCTGCCGGTCCCGTGATGCCGCTGAAGCGGTTCTTCAGCACACGTACACGGGTAGTGTTGCGCTCCGTTGGGTCGTCAGCCTGACCGTTACGCTCCAAGCCAATCACAAAGTCACTGAGCTGAGCGATGGACGCTGAGCCACGTAGCTGTGCAACTGACGTAGCAGCGCCCTCCTCATGCCCCTTACCTTCCGGGCGCTTGAGGTGAGACACAGCAAACAACACAATGCCTGTATCTTGCGTCAGCGTACGCAGCTTCGTCATGATTTCGTCAAGGGCTTTACGCTCGTCGCCTTGCTGCCCAGCAGAAACCAAGATGCTGATGTGGTCAAGGACAATGACGTTGCAGTCAAGCGCCTTAGCCATGAAGCGTACACGGGACACAACATCGTCAACGCTAGCGCCAATGTCAAAGCCAGCGTCCATGATGAACAGCCTGTCGTCCCCATACACACGCTCATAGGCGTCTAAATACTCCTGTGAGGCACGCACCACGGTACTGTGTGGTAGGTGTAGGGGAGTGCTTAGATCAACGCTCATGAAGCCCTCAGCGGTACGCTCGACGCTCTCCTCCATAAACAGACAGCCGATGCGATTGTTGGTGGTGTTCTTCACGTGCATTACGATCTCACGCAGGATGCTAGACTTACCTAAGCCGCTGCCTGCTGCGATGGTGATCAGCTCCGTAGGACGGAAGCCGTAGGTTAGTTCATTTAGCTTAGTCCATGGGTAGTCGCCAAGGCTATCAGGACGTGGCGCTAGCAGTCGCTGAAGCAGCTCCTCTTTGGACAGCACACCCTTAGGGGTATAGAGCGAAGCGCTCCAGTACAGGTCCGTGAAGTCCTTGCTACGGCCAGCCTTCAGGTAGTCGCAAGCGTCCTTGCCGATGCGTGCGTCGAGCTTCATGACACGCAGCTTACCGGCAAATACCTCGGCAGCTTTCTCGATACCTGCAATGCCTGGCTCGTCAGCATCAAAGCACAGGATGATTTCCTCAAAGCCATCAAGGAACTCGTACGCTGCCTTGAAGTCACGCCCTGCAGCAGAGATACCACTCCTCAGAGACACAACAGGCGTCTTGCCATCGAACATTTGGCTAGCCGCTACGGCATCTAACTCACCTTCAGTCACCACAATGCGCCGCTGCTTATGGTTGCCGTAACGCTGCTGACCAAACAAACCAGCCTCACGGATATTACCTACAGCGACAAAGCCTTTCGTCGATACGGTGCGTACCTTGAAACCACACGGCTCAGAGCTTTCGCTGTTGAAGTACGGATAGTAGTGCTTGTCACCGTCAACAATAACGCCGTACTGCTTCGCGTACGTTGACGTGATGTTACGGTCAGGGATGCTAGAGGCAGGCGCAGCGGCCCACTTAGAGACTAAACGCTCCAGCTCTACGTCTTTAGTTAATGTGATTGGTGTGTCGATAGGTCGCTCCGGTTTGAAGTAGGGGTGGCTGTCGGTGCGTGGCGCTGGCGTATGCTTCTGGCAAGAGAAACAAAACTTACTGCCGTTACTGTATACAGCGTTAGCGTCACTACTACCGCAAGCATCACAGCCTTCGTGCTTAACGAAGGTAGAGTCGCTGTTGGTGTGCATTGCGTCCTCCGTAAAGGGACAAATATTTTATCATAAATTTCTGTGAAAGTCAACGGTCAATCATTGACATCAAGAGGTTAGCCACTTTCTCTCCATACTCTTTAGTGATATCGCGCAGTGCGATTCGGGAGTCTGTCTCCGGGTTTGCTAGGTAGTGGTACAATTCCTCCAGCTCAGGCCGCGTAATGTCGGCGTAATGGTTGGCGCTATTGCCATTCGTCGTAGTCGTGGTCATCGTCAACCGCCTCCTCGGTTTCATTGTCGTCATAGTCTTTAAAGAAGTCACGCTCTGCACGGCTGCGCAGCGGCCCGTCACCGTGCATGTGCACGTCGTTACCGTCAACCATGGAGTAGTCCCCGGACGTGGCAGACAGCAGAGCAAAGCGTGCGTCACGCGTGTCTTCCATGGTGTCCCAGGTTGTGGTGTCCATGACGGTTTCAAGGGTCAGCATCCTGTTCGCTACGCTGCGGTTAGCCTCACGCTCAATGTTATGCTGCCGGTACTGCTCAGGTGTTATGGTTTGCACCGTGCCGCCTGCCGCCTCAAAAGCTGCAATGTCAGCGGCAAGGGCGCGGCGCTCCGTATCTTTGTCGTCCCGTTGCGTGTGCAGCTTACCGCCACTATCGTTTCGCGTGGTGTGTAGTGCCATGCTTCACTCCTATGCTTTGCCATTCTAGCGTGTTGATGCGTCCGTGTACCACACCTTTCACGTCACCGTGTATGTCACCGCCCACGCTGCCGCCTATACTGCCCCACACGCTGCCCTTGACAGTACCCTTGACGGTTAGGATACGCCACTCCTTGCTCTTCGGCGTGTACTCAAAGTCTATCATGTCCAGCACCTGCTCAAGCGTGGGGCGTGGGGCGTTAGGGTCTGGCTTTGTGATTTGATAGCTGCCCGCTTGGGGCGCTCTGCTCACGCTAGCGTGCTTCATCACTCACTCTCCCTTTGCTTTTGCGATGGCGGCTTTGGCTTTGCGTTGCATCTTAAAAGTAAACACGCGCTCGCCATCGTGGGCGCTGTCAATTAGGTGAAAAAGCTCCTCTAACGCCTCCAGTAACTCCGGCGCCGCAGCGATGAGGCAGGCATCTTCCTCCGGCCCTATGGCGCCCCAAACCGCTTCAGGATCGCTCGCCGTTGCGATATAACAGTCAGCTTCAGGGGCGCGGATGTCGTACCCATCCACGAGTTCCACTACGGCCCAAGGCCCTGGCGTGTATTCACTCATTGCCTTCCTCCGTAGCTTCCAGGCCTATTTCAATGGCACGCAGCACGCCCAAGCTAAGGAACGTGTGCGCCGCCTTGCTGTCCATATCGAGCACCACCGTGGCGCTGCCGTCTTCGTTCTCCACTACGTCAATCACTTCGACGTGAAAACCTTGCGCTTCCATCACTGCTCCTCCTTGCTGCTGTCTAGTATTTCTTCAATGGTTTCAATAGCTTGCGCAATGTCAATAAGCAATCGCGCTTCCTTATCGGACAGCCTATGCTCGACAGTCAGCAGCGTAGCGTACGCGCCGGACAGCAGCTCGACAGCTCGCGTGCGGTGGTTGCGTAGTATTTTACTCATCCCAATTAACTCCTGATAGGTTACAAAACATTTCTTTTCATCATGCCAAAACTTAGCTTGCTCATATGGGTCTGTCATAACGCTACCATCCTATGGTTGATGATGACTTGAACTGTTACGTCCCACTCTGTGGCGTAAGCATACGCTGCGGCCATCTGTTTTGCAATGTCCAAGACACGTTCGCGCACGTCACCGTTCACGTGGTCGGACCAGAATGGCAGCGTAACGGCAGGCGTTTTGGTGTCCCCACAGTACACTAGCACCTGAGCGTCCACCTCGTAGCTCTCAGGCGACGTAAACGGATTAGGAATAGGACCGTACTGCCTAGCCTCAGCGGCCTGCATAGCGGCTTCTGCGGCCTCCTGGCCGGCTTGGATTAGCTCTGCTGTCGTCATGGTCATAGCTCACACTCCGTTTGAACTGTTAAGTAATCCTTACACGTTGCGCTTTTATGTACATATTTCCCGCGTTTATGCACACTTTTCTGCGCTTCGGCCCGGTCACAAGCCCCACTCCTCGTCCCAGTCCGTGATGGCTTCCATGTAGTCGTCAATCGCTTGATAATATAGCGCGTCGATTGCCTCCGCCAGCGCCTCCTCAAAGCCAGCGAAGCGCTTGCCCACGGCCAGCAGGAGCGGCGTCAGGTCGTCCC